CACGGCAAAAAAAACTCATGGGTTTTGAAAGGCGGAATTAAAAATGGGACAACGAGGGCCTCGCCCCGACCCATTCAAACCAGAAACGGGATTGCGATTGCCAAATGAGCGGCCGACGATGCCCGTTGGCGAACTCGACGCCTATGGCCGCAAGGTCTGGCGGCGGCTAATACCACTTTTGCATGAGGCGGGCCTGCTCACCCGATTGGATCGAGAAAAGTTGACGCGCTACTGCCAGCTTAGATCGCGGTATGCAGCGATGGACCATTTTCTGTCTTCGCTGGCGAACGACGAGAAGACGAGTCAGATGGGCGAATGCTTTATTGAGACCCGGAGCAGCGGCAAGAGTAGCCATCGGATTCTCAAGCGCTGGCCGCATAGCAGCATATCTCTCGACTTGCACAAGGCGCTCTCGGCGCTGGAATCGGAATTTGGCATGGACCCATCGGCGCGGGCGCGCGTGGTTGTTCCGAGCGTAAAAACGAAGGGCCTGGACATGGGCAAGGCGCGATTTTTTAAGGGCGGCGTGGCCTGATGGTGAAGGCGGCAACAATCAAAAATCGGATCTGCAATTTGGCGGAGATCATTCGTACGATCCCTGGATATGATCCCGACACACACGCGGAGGGATTTCACTTCGATGAGGACCGGGCACGGAAGGCCATCGAGTTCTTTCACGAGTGCCTGGTTCACGTGAAGGGCGAGTTCGGCGGCAAGCCGTTCTACCTAGAGCCGTGGGAGCAGGCCATCGTTGCCAATCTGTTCGGCTGGGTGGACGACGATGGGATGCGTCGCTACCAGAAGTGTTTCATTTACGTGCCACGCAAAAATGGAAAGACGCCATTGACGGCGGGGATCACGCTCTACGTCTTTTTCTGCGACAACGAGCCGGGAGCGGAGGTCTATTGCGCGGCGGGCGAGAAGGAACAAGCGGCGCTGCTGTTTGAACATGCTCGCGGCATGGTGGAGGCCGAGCCGTGGCTGTTGAAAAACTGCAAGCCGTATGACTCGACCAAGATGTTGCGGCGCGGCGCGTCGAAATACAAGGTGTTGACCGCCGACGCGAGGACCAAACACGGATTCAACACGCACTGCGCGGTAGTCGATGAATTGCACGTGCAACAAAACGGTGACTTGGTTCGCGTGCTTGAAACCTCAACCTCGGCGCGCAGGCAACCGCTCATCATCTATCTGACGACGGCCGACTATGACGGCCCGAGCATCTGCAACGCCCGGCTGAAATATGCCAAGAGCGTCAGAGATAACGGCGGAGATCGGAACAAGGTCGGCTTCGATGCGCGATACCTGCCAGTGATTTTCGAGGCGGACCAGGAAAAGGACGACTGGACCGATGAGAAGGTCTGGCATCGCGTCAACCCGAATCTCGGCGTGAGCAAGAGCATCGAATATATGCGTGAGCAGTGCCGGATCGCCAAGGAGCTGCCGGCCGAGGAGAACGAATTCAAGCGCCTCGAACTGAACATGCGTACCGGCCAGGTCACGCGATGGATACCGATGGCCGCCTGGGACAAGTGCTGCACGCCGCTCAAATCCCTCGAGGGCCGCGATTGCACCGCCGGCCTGGACCTATCAAGCACGGAGGATACAACATGCCTCATGTTGCTGTTTGAGGACGGCGAGGGAGACGAGGCGCGGTATGACGTGCTGCCGTTCTTTTGGATTCCCGAGGCGGGAGCGCGGGAACGGGAGCACCGGGACAAGGTGCCCTACTCCCTCTGGGCGACCCAGGGCTTTATTGAGATGACGCCGGGGAACCGCGTGGACTACCGCTATGTTCGGCAGCGAGTCAACGAGCTGGCCTCACAGTACCATCTAACCGGGATCGGATTCGATTCATGGAATGCGACGCAACTGGTGTTGGAAATGCAGGACGAAGATGGCCTGCCGATGATCGAAGTGAGGCAGGGCTTCGCCAGCCTCACTGACCCGGCTAAACAACTGGAGCGAGTTATATGCACCGGGAGAATTCGGCACGGCGGGAACCCGGTTCTCCGATGGCAGATGGACAACTGCGCCGTGCGCAAGGACCCCGCCGGGAACATCAAGCCGGACAAGGAGTCGAGCGGTGATCGGATTGACGGCGTGGTCGCCCTCGTCATGGCGATGGCGCTTATGACCTCGCCGGATCGGGCGGGCGCGCTGCCCGCCGATTGGAAGGGGGTCGAGGTATTTTGAGCCGGGCGGAGGCGGCATTTCGTTTTGTATTGACGATCGGGGGCATTGCGCTGGTGGGCGCGGGGTGTTGGCAAGTGAGACCATGGTTGAGCCTGATCGTCTGCGGCGCCCTGGTGCTGTGGATGGCGGGCAAGGGACCAAATGATGATAGACATGATCGCGGGATTATTCGGCAGGACTGAGCGGGCATACGACCTGCAGACGGCGCTCTCTAACGTCGATCCATGGTTGTATGACGCCTGGGGGGGGACTGCCTCCATGACGGGCGTGCGCGTGAATCGCAAGACCGCCCTCGGCCATGCCCCGGTCTATCGGGCCGTGGACCTCATATCGAGTATGGTGGCGAAGACGCCGTTGGTGATCTACCGGCGGACCGATAACGACGGCAAGGAGCGCGACAAAGATCACCCGGCGTACTGGCTGGTGCGACACGAGCCGAATGGCCTGATGAACGCCCACAAGTGGAAAGAGACGATGCAGAATCACGCCCTTTTTGAGGGCAATGGTTACACCTACATCTGGCGCAAACGAAACGGCACGCCGACGGAGCTGCTACTGCTGGACCCGGCCACCATGGAGCCGATGAAGGTGGACGAGGAACTCTGGTATATTTGGCGTTCTGGCGCTGAAACCCGCAAGCTGCCCGCGGTTGATGTGATCCATGTCTCCGGCATGGGCTACGACGGGATCAAGGGCTACCCGCTCCTCCAGTACGCCAAGGAAGTTTTTGGCTTGGGCATCGCGGCGCGGGATCACGTCAGCCACTTCTTCGGCAACGGCGCTCGACCCGGCGGGGTCTTAAAATCGCCCAAGGTTTTGAACAAGGAACAGAAACAGGAACTCCGACAAAGCGTTGACCATATTCACGGCGGCCTCGAAAGGTCACACCGACTGATGCTGCTTGAGGGTGGCATGGAATATGAGCCCGTGACAATGAGCGCCCGCGATGCGCAGGCGACCGAGCTGCGGCAACTGGACGTACGCGACGTGGCGACCCTTTTCGGCCTGCCCCCGCACCTGCTCGGCGACCCGACTCGCACCTCTTACAACTCCCTCGAAAGCGAGAAGCAGGGGCTGCTCGATTTCTGCCTCGATCCCTGGTTCTGCCGGTGGGAGGCAGAGCTGTGGGGCAAACTGCTGACAGAGGACGAGAAGCGCGGCGATACCCATGTCGTGGAGTTTCTTCGACAATCCCTTGTTCAGGCGGATATCAAAACGAGATACGAATCCTATAAAAACGCCAGCGCGGGCGTAGGCTGGATCAGCGTCAATGAGATCCGGGTGCGTGAGAATTTGCCCAAGATCGAGGACCCCAAGGCGGATCAAGTGATCCTGCCGGTGAACCTCGCCCCCCTGGGCGACGAAAAGGACGAGCCTGCCGACCCCGGAGCGCCGCCGCCCCCCGCTCCGCCTCCGCCGAATGGAGATGGGGGAGATGGGGATGAGGAGGATGATGAGGACCGGCACCGGCCGCTGTTGGTCGAGACCATCGCCCGCATGATACGCCGGGTCGGTGTGCAAGCGCGGCGGGCGGCGAAGCGGGAGGGGTTTGCATCCTGGCTGCACGCGGCGGAGGAGCGGCACGCCCCGGTGATTGACCTGGCCCTCAGCCAGGTGGCCGCCGCGGCGCGGCCCGATCAGGATGCCGCCGATACGGCCCGCCGGATGCGCCGTTTCATTTTTGCGAATATCAATGATCGGCTCGTCGGAAAGGATGCCGCCGGCGTCGATGCGGGGCTGACAGAGGTGGAGGCGATCCTGCCCGATCAGATCGCCGATGACTTTTTTGGAGGCCGTGACCCATGAAACATGAGCGACGATTCTGCCCCGGCGAAGTGCGGCTCGTGGAGGGCCGAGAGGATGAGAAGGGGGTCTACCCCCCGAAGATCACTGGATATGCGGCGGTCTTTTACGACGGCACCCCAGGGACCGAGTTCGACATGAGCGGCTGGTTTGGCGAGCCGACCGTCGAGCGCATCATGCCCGGCGCCTTCACCCGGGCCATCGCGGGGGATGACGTGCGCGCCCTGTTCAACCATGACCCGAATCTGATCCTTGGCCGGAACAAGGCCGGCACGCTGCGCCTATCTCAGGACGGCAAGGGCCTTTTCTACGAGGTGGACCCCCCCGAGACGAACACGGGGCAGGACGTGGTTACGTCCCTGCGGCGCGGCGACGTGACGGGATCCTCGTTCGGGTTCGTGGTCGAGGAGGATGTCTGGCGCAAACAGAAGCAGGCCGACGATACGGCGCTCAAGATACGGGAGATCGTGTCTGTCGAGCTGTGGGACGTGAGCCCCGTTACCTACCCGGCCTACGCCGGGACATCATCGGAGGTGCGGCAGGCGGAGGGGGTGGAGCTGGCCAGGCGATCATTCGAGGAGTGGGAGGCGGGGGAGGCGGCCAAGCGGGCGCGGTGGCTGCGGGAGATAGATACCCAGGCGCGCATCGTGGAGATGGCGCTGAGGCGATAACGGGCAGGACAATTTGACGAGCTGACAACCGGGCGGGACGCTGCTCGGTTCGGCCAAAAAACAGGAACGGCAGTTCAGGTGCCTGAACCATCTGACTGCCGTTCTTTTTTGGCCATCGCAAGCGTGAGACGGCGCCCATGCGCCGATGGCAATGAGCACAAGAGGCGGTTGCCCAGACGACCGCCGGGCGTGCAGGAGTCAACACAAGGAGCATGAAATGTCGCTGAAAGAAATGCGTGAGCAGTTGGGCAAGGTCGGGAAGCGGATCGCGGATCTGCGCGACAAGGCCCACGACGACAAGCACACATGGACGGCGGAGGACGAGGCCAACTGGGCCGCCGCCAACGAGGAGTTCAATGGGCTCCTGCGGAAGATCGAGATCGCAGAGCGCGCCGATCAGGTCAAGAGCCTGCTCGACGCCCCCCCCCAGCGGAGCGCGGCGACCGGCCTCGACACTCTCCCCGGTGAACCGGTCGGCGATGCGCCCCGGGCGGATCATGCCCTGGCCCTGCGGACCTGGTGCCGCATGGGGTCAGGCCAGATGCCGTCGGACGAGGAGATCGCCAACGCCAAGGAGCTGAGGATCAACCTCAACGCGAACAAGCTGGACATCGTAATGACCAACGACCCCCGTGGCATCGACCAAGCCCGCCGCGCCCTGAGCGCCGTGGACGGGTCGAGCGGCGGCTACACCGTCCCCGAGGGGTTCATCAACCGCCTGGAGGAAGCCCTGCTGATGTTCGGCGGGATGCGCGAAGCGGCGGAGATCATTCGCACGGACAGCGGTGCTGATCTGCCCTACCCCGTGGCTAACGACACCAGCAACGAGGGTGAGTACCTCGGAGAGAGCGTATCGGCGGCAACGGAGCTCGAGCCGGCATTTGGGGCCATCGTTCTCAAGGCGTACAAATGCTCCTCGAAGGTGGTGCGGGTGCCAACAGAGTTGCTCGAAGACTCGGCCTTCGATATCGTGAGCTATCTGGGCCGGACCCTCGGCGAGCGAATCGCCCGCAAGGGCAACAGGGAGTTCACCGTCGGCGCGGGCGCGAGCGGACCGACCGGCATCACCGTGGACGCCACGACCGGCGTGACCACGGCCGCCGCCGCCATCATCAAGGCCGACGAGCTGCTTGAGCTGGTGCACAGCGTGGACCCGGCCTACCGGATCGGGGCGCGCTGGATGTTAAACGACGCCACGCTGCTCTATCTGCGCAAGCTGAAAGACGGCAACGGCAATTACCTCTGGCAGCAGGGGCTTGCCGGCGTGCAACCCAACAGTCTTTGTGGCTTCCCATATACCATCAACCCGCACATGGCTTCGATCACGAACAGCGCGATCACGGCTGTGTTCGGCCAGTTGTCGGCCTACAAAATCCGCGAGGTCCGCGCCCTGCGGATGTATCGCCTCAGCGAGCTCTACCGCCTGAACGATCAGGACGCCTTCGTAGCCTTCATGCGCAACGACGGTAAACTTGTGGACGCCGGGACGAACCCGGTCAAGAGATTGGTACAGCTCGCATAAGGTGAGACATGACTGAGCGATTGACAACTCGACGGGGCAGGCGAAGGGCCCGCCCCGTCGAGACGGCGGCCCTGAGAGGCGCGCCGGAAAACATGACCCTTGAACGCGGAAAACTCCGCGAAGGAGAAAAAGACAATGGAACTGTTGAACGAAGGAACGAAGTGGACCCTGGTGCAGGCGGCCCTCGCAGACGGCCAGACCGACCCTGACAGCACCCGCGTGGACATGCGGGGCTGGGATGGCGTGTGTTTCGTGTGCATCCTCGGCGCCATTACGGCGACCGGCACGGTGACGATGGTGGCGAAGCAGGCCGCGACCGACATCGTGGGCGACGCACTGAGCGGCGCGAGTGTCGCGGCGGCAGACGATGACGACGATAAGTTGCTCATCATCGACATCTTTCGGCCCAAGGACCGCTACCTCGGCGTCACGTTGACGCGGGCGACGGCTAACAGCGTTATCGGCGGCGTGTTGGCGATCCAGTACCGCGGCAAGAGCCTGCCCACAACGCAGGCGACAGGGACGATGGCGGCAACCGTGGTTTCGCTGGTCAGCCCGGCGGAAGCCTAACGAACTGAAACCGGGGCGGCGGGGCAGCCGCCCCACAACTTTACGAACGGAGGAATTACAAAATGTCCGATGCAACTTACCAAGCAAAAGTCTACATCGCCCAGGGGGGTGATGTGGTCTATGTGCGCGACGGAGGCTCGATCATCGTCGAGTCCGGCGGCACTCTGAACTGTGAGGCCGGATCGACGGTGACGCTCTCCGGCGTGACAAGCCTCGGCCTGGACTCGGCCTTTGATGTCGAGCCCATCATTGATGGCGCGCTGTCAAACGCAACGGCGGTACAGATCGGCGACGGCGATGATCATCTCGAAATCTACGCCGTCGGGACCGCCGTCTATATCGAGACCAACGGCACGAGCAACCTGACCATTGCGCCGGATGGCGGAACAACCAACGTCACCGGCGCGCTGGATGTCTCCGGCGCGCTGACAGCGCTTGGCGTGGACTATGGCGCGGGTTCTCTCGTCGGGACCGGCGACATTGCGATCAACACGAATAAGTTTACCGTTGCGGGCGCGACCGGCAATACGGTCGTTGCGGGCACGCTGGATGTGACCGGCGCGGCCACTTTAGGCAGCCTGAATATCTCGGCGGTGCAACCCGCGAGCGGGAACCTAGAGATCAACGCGGCGACGGGCGGGAACACGATCACGATTGGAAACCTGTCAACGGGCGGTATCGTGGTTTCCGACAACATGACAATCGGCGTGGACGTCCTGTTCAGCACGAGCATCGGGGCGACATTCCGGGCGGCGGGCCAGAAGATTTACTCCTCGGCGGTGGAGCAGTTGGACATTGATGCGACAACCGAGGTCGAGATCACAACGGCAACGGTTCATGTGGTCACGTCGGCGGCTGTGGACATTGACACGGCGGCTGTGGACATTGACGCTTCGGGGGCCGTGGCGATTGACGCGGCAGGGGCGTCGAATTTCACCGTTGCGGGAGCGAACCTGACGGTTTCCACGACCGGAAGCGGAAGCATCATTATCACGGGCGTGGCGCTGGTGGATGTGAACGCCGGGGCCAACCTGGATATTGACGTGACCGGCACTTACGACATGCTCTCATCGGGCGTGTTCAGCATTGACGGGACAGGCGCGTCGAATGTCACCGCGACAAGCGGCAACCTGACCATCAGCACCGCCACAAGCGGGACGCTGATTTTGTCGTCTGCCGGGATCGTGGACATTGACGCGGGCGGGACGGCGGCGGTCACGATCAACACCGCCGACGATGCGACGGCCAACGCAACCGCCACAGGTAGCATCACCATTACGGCTGGCGACAAGGGCGCGGGGACAGGCGACGGCGGAAACATCACGCTTATCCCCGGCGACACAACGGGCGGGACGGCGGGAGTGGTTGCCGTTGCCGCAGACGGCGCGGGTCACGATTTGGTTTGGTATGGCGCAACGGCGGGCGACAATGTGACGTTCGACGCCTCCGGCGACGATGTGCTCGTGACAGACATCGACGTATTCCTGGACGACGACGCCACATTGCAACTCGGCAACACGGCGGCTGTGCCGGACGTGACCATCAAGAGCGATGGAACACACCTGGACATTACCGGCGGGGCTGCGGCTGATTTCAAGCTGAACCCGAAGGCGGGCGCTGGAAACGTGGACGTGGCCGGGCGAATCACCGCGACGGACGGCGTGTCCGGCGGCACGGCGAAGGTCGTTGGCGGGCGGGCGTATTCGCTTGCGGCGGCTGGCTCGGCGCACACGAACAGCACGGACGAGGCTGTCCTGGCGTCATTCGAGATTCCGGCCAACACGATCAAGGCCAATACCGTGGTCAGGGTCGCGTATCAGGGCATTGCCTCGGTGACGGCTGGCGCGACAACGCTGACGGTGCGGCTGCGGCTTGGGCCGACGACCCTGACGGGCACGGCCCTGATTACCACAACGGCGGTAGATGTGGCTAACGACAACATCTTCGCGGGCGAGTTCACGCTGGTTGGCCGGGCTGCGCCCGGAGCGGCTGCGGCCTGCATCGGGTATTCCGTCTATTCGGAGCCGGGGGAAGCCCCGATTGCGATGAAGGCGGGGTATCTGGCGTCTACCAATTTTGCCACCAACGGGGCGCTCCTGGCGGAATTGACGGCGGACTGGTCGGCAGCGGATGCAAGCTCTTGTCGAGCGGACATCTTCAACGTCGAGATTCTGTAAGGCGGCAGATGTGGGCGGGGGATTTCACCCCCGCCCGCGCCAACGCTGAACAGATGAGGAGAAACCAATGTATGCAGAACGATTTACCCAGACGGTGACGACCGACGGGGACGGCGCGGCGACGGCCTATATTCCCTCGTCCGGTCCGGCCATCACCGGCCGGATCATCAACCTCCGATATGTCAAGACCGATTACGCGGATGGCGTGGACTTTACGCTTACCTCGGAGGCGACTGGCGAGACGATCTGGGCGCAGGAGAACGTGAATGTGTCTGTCACCGTCGCGCCGCGTCAGGCGACGTGCGACACAGCGGGCCTGGCGTCTCTCTATGCAGTCGGCGGAGAGCCGGTGGAGGACCATATCGTCCTCGCACAGGACCGGGTGAAGGTAGTCATCGCGGCCGGCGGCGCGACGACGAGCGGCGTGTTTCACGTGACAGTTGCATGAGGTGACGAATGGGCTTTGACCCGAAATACGCCCTGATCGTGAGCACAGCTCCCTCGGTGGAGCCGATTACCGCGGCGGACATGAAGACCTTTTTGCGCGTGGATCATACCGACGAGGACGCCCTTATCACCGGCCTCATCAAGGCCGCCCGCCAGGAGGCCGAGGTCTACATGGGCCGGACGTTAATCACCACGACGTGGAAGCTCTACCTCGACGAGTTTCCCGCGTGGGAGATTTACATGCCCCGGCCGCCGCTGCAGAGCGTGACGTCACCAATCGTCTACCTCGACGCGAACGGGGCCAGCCAGAATCTGACGGATGCGCACTACCGGGTAGACGCCTTTCAGGAGCCCGGCCGTCTCACTCCGCTTTATGGCGAGGACTGGCCCAGCACCCGCGATGTGACGAACGCCGTGACTATTACCTACAAGGGCGGCTATGGCGACGCGGCAGCGAATGTCCCCCAGGAGATCATCTTGGGCATCGAGCACCTGGTCGCGCACTGGTATGTGCACCGCGAGGGTGTGCAGGACCGGCCCATGACGGAGATTCCCCTGACGGCGCGGAGCCTGTTCGATCTCTATCGGGTCGTGGGGGTGGAATGATGGAAGCGGGCAAACTCCGGCACCGAATCACCCTGCAACGGATGGACGCCGATGAGAACGATGTCGGCGAGGAGGTTGTCATCTGGGAGACCTTGGCGACGCGGTGGGCGCAGGTGGAGACCCTGTCGGGCCGGGAGTGGCTGATGGCGCAGCAGATAGCCGCGGACGTGACGACGCGGGTGACGATGCAGTGGGACAGTACGACGAAGGCCCTGACGGTGCGGGATCGGATCGCGCACGGGACAAGGACGCTGGAGATCAACCATATCGGCGACCCGGCCGGGACCCTTGACCGGATCGTCGCGCTGTGCAAGGAGGTCGCCGCGTGAAAGCAGTTGCCAGCATGCGCGTGACCGGCATGGATGCCCTGATTGCGAACCTGGCGACGCTGGGGAAGCGGGTGCATGACAACGTAGTGCCCGCGATGCTACGCGCCGGATCGAAGCCGATCATTCAGGCGGCCCGATCAGGTCTGCACACGGGCCGGGGCAATTGGCAACGGACAGGGGCATTGAAGAAAAGCCTGGGCGTGAAGATTTTGAAAAAGACGAAGAAGGCGGTCATCGGCCCACGGCGGGGACATGGGGTCGCGGACAGCGCGGGGCGCAAGCATGACCCGGCGAACATCGGGCACCTGGTTGAGGGCGGTCATGGCGGGCCGAAGGCCGCGCCGCCTCACCCGTTCTTGGAGCCGGCCTTCAATGCACAACTCGGCGCGGCGAAGGCCGCGATGGCGGATAAGGCAAGACAGGGAATCGAAAAGGAGGCCGCCAAGCGCGCGGCAAAAGGAGGAACGAAGTGAGCACGACTGGCAAGATCATCGGGCACGGGACCACGTTGGAGTACGGCGACCCGGCGCAGACCATCGCAAGCGTGGAAAGCGTCGGCGGACCGGACCTGTCGAAGGACATGGTGGAGGTGACGACATTCGACTCGCCGAACGGCGCGCGCGAATACATCGCCGGGCTGATTGACACCGGCGAGCTGACGCTGGGGATCATTTACACCCCGACCACCTGCTCGCAAATTTACACGCTTTTCGCGGCGACCGCCGAGGAGGAGTTCACCATCACGCTACCCGACACCCACACCTTCACCTTCACGGCCTTGTGCAGCAAGGTCGGGGCGGAGGTGCCGGTGGCGGCGGGCGTGAAGCTGAACGTCGGCTTCAAGATCGCAACGGATACGGTTACGTTCACATAAGATTCGCAATAGCGAAGGAGGAGATGAGCTATGGCAACCGATTTGACAGGACTGACGGCGGAGATTCGTTGCACCTGCCGGGCGACGGTGCAGAAGGCGGTGGACAATTCGACGCCTGAGGAAAAGGTCCGCATCATTCCCGACCTGGACTTCACGTTCGGGACGGGATCGGGCAAGGTCAACCAGGCCTTTCATGACACCCGGACGCTAGCGCTTGGGGCGAGCGAGGAGCTGGACCTCGCGGGCAGCCTGACCAACAGCTTCGGCGCGACGATCACATTCGCCGACATCAAGTTCATCTTGATTCAAAATACCTCGACGACGTCCGGCACGACGATCACCGTTGGCAACGCAGTGGCCACGCAGTTCACCGGACCGCTCGGCGCTGCGGCGCACACCGTGACCATACCAGAGAACGGCTTTTACGCGATCGGCGCGACCAATGCCAACGTCTGGACGGTCGGGGTGGGATCGAGCGACAAGCTGAAAATACTCAACGATGACGCGGCGCTGTCGGCGACCTACAAAATCATGATCCTTGGAGAAAGCGCATGACCCTGAAACGTGACGAGATTCTGGCGCAGATGGACATCCCGAGCGAGGAGGTCCCCATGCCGGAGTGGGGCGGGACAGTCCGCGTGCGTGGGCTGTCGGGCGAGCAGCGCGATGAGTTCGACAAGAGCACGATGGCCGAAGGGCCGGACGGTCGGCTCAAACAGGACGCGACGAATTACCGGGCCAAGCTCGTGGTTCGCTGCCTGGTTGACGAGCAGAACGAGTTGCTCTTTGACCCGGAGCGCGATGTTCGGCTGCTCGCCAGCAAGGGCGCCTGCGCAATCGATCGGCTCTATAAGGTTTGCTGCCGGCTGAGCGGTATGGGCGTAACCGCCCACGAGGGCGCCGTAAAAAACTCCGAAGCCGCCCCGAGCGACGGTTCTGGCACAAGCTGAGCCTGGCCCTGGGGCGGACGGTTGGCGAACTCCAAGCGACGATGAGCAGTCGGGAGTTCGCGGAGTGGATGGCCTTTGATGAGATCGAGCCCTTCGGAGACTATCGGGCCGATCTCCGCAACGCGATGCTGTGCTGCCTGATCCACGGGGCGTTTCGGGGGAAGGATCAGGAGCCGGCGAGGATCAAAGACTTCTTGATCGGCCTGCGGCGGCAAGAGGCGGAATCCTCCGAGGACGGCCAGACCCAGGCACAGATCGGCGCGAAGCTAATGGAAATCTTCGGGCAATTCAAAAAACAGAAGGAGAGGAAAGGTGGCAAATCCAAGCATACATCAGGGTGATTTGCACGTCGCGGGCGCGCTAACGATGCAGACGATCACGATTCCGGCAAACTCGGTCGGCGACACACAGATCCCGGCGCTGGCCAACATCAGCGCCGCCAAGTTTCGTCACCGCCACACCGCAACGGTGGCCGACAATGACGGTGTGAGTTCAAGCGACCAGACGACTAAGGTAACGCACGTGCGCGGCACAACCGGCACGCTCATCGCCATCGAGGTATCGTGCAGCGCCGCCCCTATTGGCGATGCCACGCACACCTTCGATGTGCATGTTGGCGGCGTGACCAAATTGACGGGCGTCATTACCCTAACCAATGCCAGCGTCGCCGACACGATCTATACCGGGACATTCTCGGCGACAACCCTGGCCGACGGGAACATCGTCGAGATCGTGCAAAACGCCACGATCGGCACCGGCACGCTCCCGACCGGCGTGGCAGCGACCCTGACGTGGGAAGAGGATGGCGTGTAAATGAGCCTGGAGGCTGATTTCCGATCCTACCTGCTCGGGCAAGCGACCATCACGGCGGTCGTGGATCGGCGCGTGTTCCCCCAAATCGCCCCCCAGGACGCCGATTATCCCCTCATCCGGTATCTGCTGCAGGAGGTGGAGCGGGAATACACGTTTGACGGGGCGAGTGGCCTGGCCCATGCCCGGTATCGGGTCGAATGTTGGGATCAGGGGGACACGGCCTATGCGGACGCCAAGGCCCTCGCCTCTGCAACACGGGCCGTGCTGAGCGGCTACCGCGGCTACATGAGGACCACGTACATCCTCGGCGTTTTCATCCTCCGCGAGGCGGACGACATCGAGTCCCCGCCCGAGCTGCTCGCCGTCCATGTGCGTGGCGTTGGGTTCGACATCCAGATCAGCTACACCGAGATCGGCGACGCGCCGGAGGGGTCCTGGACGGGTGTGCCGGGGGCGATTTCCCATGCCGTGCTCGGCAATCTTGATTATGCGTCGAGCGGGCACACCGGCTTCCTCTCGGCGGCGGAGCTGGCCGTGCACACGAGCGATACCGATAATCCTCACGCCGTGACCTACACCCAGGTCGGCGCGGCGGCGTCCGATCACAACCATGATCTGGCCTACGCAGCCATCGGCCACGATCACGATCTGGCCTACGCCGCCATCGGTCATGACCATGCCGGGGTCTATTCGCCGGTGGGGCACGATCACGACTTGGTCTATGCAGCCATTGGCCATGACCATGCCGGGGTCTATTCGCCGGTGGGGCACGATCACGATTTGGTCTATGCGGCGATTGCCCATAACCACGACGCCGCCTATGCCGCCATCGGCCACAGCCATACCCTCGACGCCCTGTCGGACGTGACCATCACGGCGGTCGCCGCCGGGGAGCTGCTGGCCTACACCGCCGCGGGCGGCGGGGGATGGATCAATCAGACGCTCGCCGAGGCGGGGATCGCGGCGGCGGGGCACAACCATGACTCGACCTATGCGCCCCTCTCTCATACCCACACGAGCCAGCCGGCGTCCATCTCGTTCATGATCGACGGCGGCGGGGCGGAGATCACCACCGGTGCCAAGGCATGGGTACGGGCGACATTTGCCATGACCCTCACCGGCTGGGAGATCACCGGCGCGCCGTCGGGCAGCATCAAGATCGATGTTTGGAAAGACACATTTGCGAATTTTCCCCCGACCGATGCGGACTCGATTACCAACGGCAATGAGCCGGAGATGACGGAAGCCGTCTCCGCGTCGGGCGACATGACGGGCTGGTCAACGGCCGCCATCTCGGCAGGAGATTACATTCGCCCGAACATTGACACGGCGAGCGGCGTGGAACTTGTTGTGTTGACATTCTCCGGATTGAGGACTATCGGATGACGCCGATTATCGAGTTACCCAGGACCGTCATGCGCCCGGCGACGACAGAGACGCCGCCGAAGGCGGGGGAGGTCCATGTCGTGGCGCGGCCCTGGGGGGCGGAGATTTCGTGGCGGCGCGGGGACCGGATCGAACGGCTCGACGTGCCGCGCTCCGAGGTCGCGCAGCTCGCCGACGTTGCCAACGTGCGCGCCCGCGTCGCCGCCGCCATCGGCCGGCTGAAGTGGTAGCCCTGGACCAGGTGGCACCCGAAGCGCTGGAGCGCCTCGGCCTGCGCCTGCGTGCGCGGATAGCCGTCGAAGATCACGCCGCGTTCGGTGTCGGGCTGGTCGAGCCGCTCGCCGATCAGATCGACCATGATGACGTCGGAGACCAGCTCGCCGGCGGCGAGCACCGACTTGACCTTCACCCCGACGGGCGTCTCGTCCTTG